CCGCGAGCTACTAACTCGTCAGAACTGAACTTTTTGCCGTCTAAGGCCAACATTACGCCCGTATTAAGCACCCCATGAAGAAATTTTAACTAATTCGCCTGCCAAAACAGGTTCGACCACAAACCACTTAGTCTCGACTGATGCGATGGCAGTAATAGTGGTACTAGAGACGGTTTGGCTATTGTTGACAGTGTAAGTACCTGTACCACCCGAACCTGTACCAAGCGCAACGATATAAGTACCAGCAGTTACGTTTGTACCTGTAATCTGTTGGCCAACAACTAATGTACCGCTACCAACTGCACTCACTGTTAATGTAGTGCCTGCAATTGCACCTGTCACACTAGCGGCTGCAATGGTTGCACCTGCTGCGGCTGTCGATACACGACCATCTAACAATGATGCAAATACTTTTTGACCTTTGGTTGTTGCATTGGTGGCGCGAACCCAAAAATCACCTTGATTAAACAAGGTCATTGGGCGGCTTGCAGGAATAACCATGCTTTGACCATCGCCAAAGGTGGTAATACTGGCTTGCAATTCGTTAGCAACAAAGCCGCTTGGTGCGCCTGTACCTGAATTTAAAACGCTAGTATTAGTGGAATCAACCCACGCAAAACGGCCAACTGTTACGCCGCCTGTACCTGCAATCAATGCACCTTCACCCGCTAAAGTTGATGCGCGAGGATTAACCGATGCAAAACCGCCTTCACGACCAGGGGCTTGATAAACACTAACCGAAGTTTGAAAATTACTCATTATTAACCTCTCACTTTAACTTTTGCCGCGCTTGGGAATAACTCAGCGAAAGCACCCGAAGACACAGCCGAATCTTGAGCCAACTTAGGCTTGCTTGTTTCACCAACTGTGCAAACAGCTTTAAACAATGCGCGATATGCTGATTTGTCAACGCCTGTTAAGTCCACGCCTTTAGCATCTAACGCTAATTTATACACGGCTTCGGCGGAGTCTTGTGCAACAATATCACCGACCACATGATGCACGTCTTTTTCAGCTTGACGAATAGCTAATTGACGTTGACGCTCTGCATTAACTGCTGCACCGATAGCCGAATCCATAGCGGTTTTACTCACTTTGTCATCGTCTTTGTCGTCATCTTTATCTTCGTCCTTAGCCATACGCGCCTTATATTCATCGTCCGTTTCGTCATCGCGTTTGTCGCTATCTTTTGCGACTGGCTCTTTTTCGTCTGCTTCATCTAAAGCGATTTTGATAATCTGCTCTAAATTATCAGGTACGGTTTTGGAATCTGTCGCTAATTTTACAGCAACAGCCTCCGCTATTTTTTTCACTTTCATATTGACCTCATTAAAGGGATTACTGTCACCAACGACAACGTCCGAACCTGCCCGACCAGATTCAACAATAGCGATGTGATTACCGACAATGTCAGTCATCACACCATCATAACTCATACCGTCATAACTGCCACTTTTCATAATTGGCACATAACGATAACCACAACTAATTTCTTTTTGTGCGCTTTGCTCAATCGCTGCAATCGCTACGCTATCAAAAATCACTAAACTATTATCAACGTAAGGTGCGTTATAGACTGAATCATCACCGCTAAAACCGATAATATAAGGCTTAAATTCTTGGTCTGTTTGGCCAACAAATACGGCTTTGTGTGTTGATAAAATAGGGAGTTTGTTAAAAGTATGAGCGGCTTTTTCTAATTCTTGAGGGTCACGCAATAGATTATAAACCGTGTTTGCGTCTAATCCCAATGCTTGATAGTTTGGTATTTCATGGCCAAAATAAGGACACACCATTGCTTTAGTAATATGACTAATTGCAATATGGAGCTTGCCGTCTTGGTCAATCTTTCGGACTGTTGCTTTATCAAAAGCAAGTATGTCTTTTTTCATAATTAAAAACTTCAATCAATTACTGATAATATATAGCTAAAAACTATTAAGCGCAACTAATCAATAAACCCTGAAATTATGGGGCGGCTAAAACAACGGCAATTATGTGATATAATACTATCGGTAGAATACCAGTTTACATTATTTTCGAGGTTATAAACATGGTCGCTAAAATTGCAGACACTAGTATCAATCACGCTATCGAACTCATATTCACAAAAAGAATGACCCTTTCCGATGCTTGTAAAATCATCAAAGCAAACCCCGATATTATTTCCAAGCACATCCGCGCTAGGGGTTTGATTATTCCACGCCCCATAACCTCTGGTAAGCAAATTAAACAACTCCCCAATGAATTGATTGCATCCCAATACAATACTGGGATTAGCGAGCTTGAGCTTTCTAAATTCCATAATGTCAGCAGAGGTACAATCAGAAGAAGCCTCATAAAAAGCGGCGTTCAAGTACGCGGACAATCTGAGGCAAATATCGTTAGCCTCGGAAGAATGACTTTTGAGGAAAGGCAACAGCGTACTAAATCCGCCAATAACGCTCTCAGGGGCGAAAAACAACCTAGAAGCGGATGCCTTCAACGCGCAATCACTGCTGAATCCTGCGCCAATAAGCACCATATTGGCCATGGGGAAGAAGATTTCGCAAAACTTCTTGCAGAATCTGGAGTCAACTATATCAGGCAAAAAGCAGTCGATATCTATAATATCGACTTTTGTATTGGAAATGTCGCCGTGGAACTTAAACACGGTAGAGTCAACAAAAGCGGTGGGACTGATATAGTTAGAGGTAGAATTAAAAAGCTCCGCGAATGTGGTTTTATTACTGTTTATGTCTATTTTCATACTGTCGAGGATTTGGCTGCTAATTTTAGCAACATAATCGCCCACGTTAATATCCTTAATGGCAACCCATCCTCTTTGGGTGAGTATTGGGTGATTTGGAGTCGCTTTAAGAATGTTACCGTTTTTCGTAACAATTTGGGACAGTACGCCAGTGTAGCCTCTCCTAAAGAGCTTTTTACATCCACCTGCAAACTCAATTACTGATTCAGCAGGGAAACAATTGATTTCCACGGAGGGAAACGTCCACTTACCATCTAAATACATTCCCTTGTCTAAATCGTATATTTTGCCGTCTGCCTTAACATGGCTTGGTCTTGGCACTTTGCCCGCGTGTGAATGTTTCCACACCGCTTGAGTGATACCTAAATCTTGCTGTCTTTGGCGTGTGATAAGTTGAGTAGCTTTGTTATTTTGGTCTCTTGCAATCAGCTTTGCCCTACGCTCTGTCATACCGAACCGTGTTTTTAATTCATCGGTGAGGGTGGCTAAGTCACGTCCTGTTTGCACTGAATTGGTAACGAGTGTTTCAATTTGCGCTAGGTTGTTTACGGTCATGTTGGTTATTAAATTAACCTGTTCTGACACATGAGCATCAAAAACCGTTTGCATGGATTGTGTCATTTTAAACGGTACAGTAAAACCTGCCTCTTTTAATGACTGCTTTAATTGTTGGTCTGTCATGTTTAGCGTTTGGCTTGTGTGCCATTCTGCTAATTTTTGCGCCCCGACTTTTAAATTACTTAGCCACCGTTTCGATAGCTCTTTCATCATTTGTTGCAGTTTTTTAAATGGATTAGCGTCTTGAGCTATCTCATTATCAAACTGCTTATATGACGATGACAGCCAATACAAAATACTGTCATTCATCTCTTGAACGAGTTTAAGCAATCGTTTGCGATAAATAGCTTCTATCCGCGCATTTGAGCGAATAGGCCGCAATACAATTGGCTTGCTTGTGGGTGATACAAGTTTATTCATCATCTTCTAAATCCGTATCATCGTTAAATTCTAAACCATGATAGGAGCTTTTTTTGTCAGATGCGATGCGGGTCAAAGCATCATTGGGTGTAATGATGCCTTGACCTATCAACACCGCGTCCGTGTTAGCGTCCATCTGTCTAATTTCAGCCTGTTCTTTTTCGGTCATCTCACGCAATGGCACAAATTCGAAAGTAATCTCGTTATCAATCTCGCCGAATAGCGATAACTGCATAACGTCTAAAACTTTCTTTAAGTTTGGCTTGAAAAGCAATTCTTGCAATGAGTGAATTGTTGTTTCAAAAACAAGAATTTCACCCTCACTCGATGCGTTCAATCCTTGTGGTGTAATGCCTAAAAAGAACACTAAGGGAATAGAGGACACACTCGACATATGCTCTTGCGCTTGCGCTTGTAAAGAGTCAAGTGTTGATAATGGCGTGTTGATTTGCGCTAATTCTTCGGTCTCTTTATCAATCGCAAAACAACCGCGATTGTCACGGACTCGATTCATTAAGTCGATACGATTGAATAAATCCGCGCCTGAATCACCCGACAAAGTACCTTGCATATTAGTTTTTAAGACTGACAGACTAAACGAGTGGATTAAATCGCCTACACTATTTCGCGTCCTAATCCAGTTATCAACATAAGGCTCGGCCATTTGCGACAATGCCAAGCCTCCGAAGTTATAAGCAGCTTTTAAAATGTCGGGTACTTCACGACTAACAAATGTCATTAAACGCGATTCATGTACGGTTGTACCCATGACATACCACTTATGGGGCTTGTAATAATCAGCGCGTAGCGGTCTGTCGGCATTGTAGGCTGCGGGATAAGTCCATATCGGTTCAATAACGTTAAAACCAACGAGACTGTCTTTTTTAATCTTGGCAGGACTCATAAGCAAAATTGTCTCTAACTCTGCTACGTCCTCGCTTGCTAACTGACCATCAGGTTTTTTGATGTCGATATAGATTTGACCGCGACCATAAAGGCCGTCCATCTCTGCCGCCTGTCTAAATTTTTCACGGACTTTTAGACGTTCTAACTCGGCCTCAATCTGTTTGATTTTGTCGGACTTGTCAGTATTACCTGTACAAATAACGCGAATCCATTTGCGGGCCATCTCACGCGCAATGACTTCGGACATTTTTCTAAATTCGGGGCGTTGCGCTAATTGTGATAAATACGGATAGCCTTTGAATGTGGTATCTGACCACCCCATGAATGATGTGTTTAGATAGTTATAATCAGTGCTATCCATCGCTAAAGCGGCTTTTTCTTTGTCTTTAGGGATAACGCCAACTGGTGGTATATATTGCTCAAACTGATTAACAGGCTCAATACTATCATTTGCCAATAACGCACGATTAACCTTTAACCCTGCTTTTGGTGGTGGCGATGGTTGCAATCTCACTTGTTTACGTTGTCTCTTGTTCATGCTCGCCTCAATAATTCGGGGTTAATTCGTAACGGTTGTTTACGCGTAACGTGTGGCTCAATGGCGTATCGTAACGCATCGGCATAATGATTGTTTTTATCTTCAATATCAGTGGTTGGGTTATCGCCATCGTCTGTTTTATAGCTATACGCCGTCAACTCTGCAAAACAACACTGTGCATCGGGGTGGATGTAAATTGCTTTAAACGTCTGCAATGCTACCACTCCGTCCTCTACGCTACCTTTCCACTTTGTACAACCTTTAATCAATGGTATCTCTTTTTTTACTTTTGAGATAGTCTCAGGCCGCGCACAATCAGCCCGTGAGGTATATTTTAGCACATTAGGCACATGGTCAATAAGATACGCGCCTGTGTCGTCTAACTCAAGCCCCACTTTAGATGCCGCGTTTCTAATATATAAACTATCCTGAAAAATATAACACTCAATAATCGCGGTCGGGTCAACACTAAATCCCCAATCAAT